GAGGCGACCTTACAGGTGGCAAGGTAAATGGTCTTCTTGTTCCTGCTGGTTCTACATCAGTATATGACCAAGTTCTTGGAAAGAACGCTAAGCGTCCATTCCTTCACGTTCGTTACAGAGCTTCTGAGACAGAAGACAGACGATACAAGACTTGGATTACTGGTTCTGCTGGCGGTGCTGCTACAAGCTCAATTGATGAGATGAAAGTTAACTTCTTGTCTGAGCGTTGTGTGTGTACTCTTGGAGCTAACAACTTCGTTATCTTCAATTCGTAAGCTAACTTGATTACCCAATGAGAGGGGAGGGGTCTTCCCTCCTCTCTTTTTTTTAACTCTAATTTTCAATCTAATGCAAAAAAAGACTGCCCCTGTAGACAAGGTCTACAAATTAAAAAGAGACGCTTCTCCTTTAAGCTATATGCTGCCGTCAAGACACAGTAGGAGATTTCCATTACTACACTTTGACGGGTCTCAAAACAGAGCCTTAAGGTATTCCATAAATCAAAAAAGCCCGTTTGAAGACGAGCAGGATGACAATGCGGTTCTTGAACCTATTGTATTTACGGATGGGTTTTTATCCGTTCCAAGAAACAATCCAGTTCTTCAGCAATTTTTAGAACTCCATCCTTTAAATGGATACGAGTTTGAGGAGGTTAATAATGAAAAAGATGCGTATAGCGATTTGGAGATTATTAACTACGAGGTTGATGCGTTGATTGCTGCTAAAGGTCTTAATATTGATGAGCTTGAAAGGGTGGCAAGGGTGATGCTTGGAAGGGATGTAAGTAGGATATCTACTGCTGAACTGAAGAGAGATGTTCTTATCTACGCTAAGACAAACCCACAGGAGTTTCTTAATATCCTTGATGACCCTATGTTGAATCTACAGTCAGATGTGTCTGTGTTCTTTGACCAAGGCTTACTTGGCATGAGGAACAACAACAAGGATGTGTACTTCAATCTTCCGAACAACAAGAAGCGTATGCTGACTGTTCCTTTCGGTGAAGACCCTATATACATCACAGCGTCATACCTACAGTCAGACGAGGGGCTTGAGACACTGAAGCTGTTAGAAAAGCATATGGAAGAATAACGTATCTTTGCGCTACGTTTAACCCATTAATTTTTTAACAATGGCAAAGTTTTTAAGTATTCCAGTAACCAGCGAAGGAAGTCAGTTGATTTCTGCTGATAACATCAAGCTCATTGAGCAGGCTTCAACAACAACTGTAACCGTTACTTACGGAGGAGCAGCGGCTCAAGATGTGATAACCATTACTCACGCAGCTATAGGAGCAAGTGCTTATACTATGAGAGATGAGATTCAGGACGCTGTAGTAAAGGCTCACCAGTCAGTTTGGCAAAATGTTGTTGAGACAGTTGCGCCATCATCTGCTGTAAGCGGTATTGCGATAGCATAACCACCTAATAGTCTTAATGAGAAAGGGTGTCTTAACGGACACCCTTTTTTTATTTGGCTATCTTTGTAAAAAGGTATTGCCATGATGATAAACTCAGTCAGAAACACAGTTCTTGCAGTTTGCAACAAGAACAACTACGGCTACATATCCCCGTCTGATTTTAATTTGTTTGCTAAGCAGGCGCAGATGGATATGTTTGAGGACTACTTCTATCAGTACAACTATCAGATAAACAAGGTAAACGCTCACACAACAGGGTCAAGCTATGCTAACCTTGCTGAGAACTTGCTTGAAGTGATTGATTCATTCTCTGTGTTTGATGCACTTGTTAACTCAGGAACAAACCAGTATACACTGCCTGCTGATTTTTATTACATAAATAGGCTACAGTACAACAACCTTAACGTAGAGAAGGTATCTGAGTCTAAGCTGTTAAACCTAACAAACTCACTACTTACAGCGCCAACAACAGAGTGGCCTGCGTATGTGGTTAGAGAGAATACAGCTTATATTTTCCCCGACACTATTACAGGTGCGGTTATAGATTGCCAGTATGTAAGGTATCCCCTTGACCCTAAGTGGACATATGTGACGCTATTAAATGGTGAGCCACAGTTTGACCAAACGAGTGCTGACTATCAAGACTTTGAGCTTCCGTTGTCAGATGAGCCGATGTTGGTTAATAAGATATTGCAGTACGCTGGACTGTCGATAAGAGAGCCAGCGGTATATCAGACCATGAGTCAGGCGGAGATTAATGAAAATAACGAAGAACGATAATGGCATACTTAAGCGGATATCAATATTACGAGAACAGTGGCAACGTCCCTCAAGATGCTAATTGGGGTTCGTATCAGTACGTCAGCTTGACTGATGTGGTGAACAACTTCATGCTCATCTATCAAGGCAACCACGAGATTGTCAACAACATCAACAGGTATCAGGTTCTGTTTCACGCCAAGAGAGCGATACAGGAGTTGAATTACGATGCGTTCAAGGAGATAAAAGCACTTGAGTTAGATGTGTGTGATGACCTACGATTCATATTGCCTCCTGACTTTGTGAACTGGGTTAGGATATCCCTGTTTAAGAACGGGATGCTGTACCCTTTGACCGAAAACATTCAAGCCAACAGTGCAGGGTCATACTTGCAGGACAACAACTGCAACATTCTGTTCGACCAGTCGGGCAACATATTGCAACCTGAGCATTCTCTGCTTGATACTAAAAGACTGGCGGGGACTGCGAAGACAATGTACTTGAATGAGAACAGCATATACAACGGATGCGATGGATACTGCATAGATGGCGAGTGGTACTTTGATTTTCAGATAGGGGCAAGGTATGGCCTAAACACAGAGACGGCTAACTCAAGTCCTACATTTAGAATTGACAAGGCAAACGGTGTAATAAACTTCAGTTCAGGCATGGCGGGGGAGCATTGTGTACTTGAGTATATCTCCGATGGGATGAACAGACAACCCTTTACAGGGACAGGCTCTAAGGCAGACCCTTATGTTCCAAACCCAAGTGACGTAGGTGTAAGGGTTCACAAGTTTTTTGAGGAGTTTATTTATGCGTACATTAAATACTCTATACTTAATAGTAGGTTTGGAATACAGGAGTATGTGGTAAGGCGAGCGCAGAAGGACAAGAGTGCTTTGTTAAGGAACGCTAAGATTCGCATAAGCAATCTTCACCCCGCAAGACTTTTAATGAACCTAAGAGGTCAGAATAAACTCATAAAGTAATATGGCTAAACAGACCAAGACCTTTAAGCTGGGTCGTATGAACAAGAGCATAGATGAACGACTCTTGCCTGATGGCGAGTACGTTGATGCTATGAACATACGAGTGGGGTCTACAGAGCTTACTGAGGTAGGGGCTGTAGAAAACACAAAAGGAAACAGCAAGCTTACCACGTTACAGTACAATGGAGTTCCGCTAAGCGACCAAGCTACTTGTATTGGAACCCTTGCCGACTCAGAAGAAGAGACCCTGTATTGGTTTGTCCATGACCCAGCAAATACGCAAGCTGCCCCGCCTTCAGTAGGTGTGTTAGGTAAGGTTGATATGATTGTGTCTTATAACACACAAGCTCAACAGCTTACTTACCATGTGGTTTCTGAGACGGTATTAAACTTTGACCCTGCCTATCTTATCAATGGCGTTGACAAGATTGACGACCTGTTGTTTTTTACGGACAACTATAATGAGCCGAGGAAGATAAACGTCACGAGTGACTATCCGTTTCCTGACATAACGCTGGCATATGGATTAAGAGACCAAATTATTGAGCTGGATATAAGTGTTATTAAGCCACCACCTGTGGAGTCTCCAGTTGTTGAGCTTTTTAGTATTTCGGGCGGAGAAAACTATATTGAGGATACGTTTATATGCTTTGCGTATAGGTATCAGTATGCTGATGGAGAGTATAGCGCACTATCTCAGTTCAGCTTGCCTGCATTTGCTCCAAGCAATACTTGGTTTTTAGATTCTTCAAGCTTCTTGAATGAGGCTATGCAAAACCTATGGAATGAGGCTCAAGTAACTTTTAAGACTGGGGATTCAAGGGTAAAAAATGTTGACCTTGTATTTAAAGAAGCTGATTCTAATAACCTTTTTGTTATTGAAGAATATGATGTTTCTGACCTTAACAACAACGATGACTTTACGGCTCGTTTTACTAATGGAGAGATATACACTGTATTAAGAAGCGATGAGATTCTCAGGCTTTACGACAATGTTCCTCTCAAGTCAAAGGCTCAGAACATATTTGGTAACCGCCTTATGTACGGGAACTATGTGGAGCAAAGAGATTTGGTTGATGTTAACGGGAACGAGTGTGACATCATCTATGACGTTAAATATTTACCTAAACCTTTTGCTGATTCTTCAAACCTGCCTTCTGACTTAGCAACTTACGATGGTTTGGGTGTAGACTCTACACTTTTAGTTAATCCTAATATTCCATTTGGAGTTGCGGATTTTGATTTAAGTGGATTGACAAGTGATGACCTTGTTGAGGGGTCGGTTTTTCAATTCACCTTAAATTGTGAAGGATATGGCTTTTCGTACAAGGGGTTTACTCCTGACCAGCAAGGTGTTGGCGCTAATCGCGCATATTCAACATCTTCTCAGTTTCAAGTTGTCTTTACCTTAAGGATTGATACCACCTACAATAATGTGCAAAGTATCTTTACTGCTGCTAATCCTTATTTTGCATCTGTATGGGGATGGAATGGCAATGAGTCAGACCCAAGTCTTTGGGCGCAAGGCACAACGTGGATGGATACGTTTAACGCAGCCGTCACAAGTGTTACCCTTGTAGACCCATTCAGTGTGTTGCAAGACGGTGTCGAAGTGTGCATGGCTACACGCAGGCAACAACAATTACCTGCCCAGTATGGGACTTCTTCTCCTGTAGCTACTGTAAACTCTCCTAATGACCATGGGGGGATATCCGTGTTCTTTGAACCATCGGGGGCTTATGGTGCTAATACTTTAAGGTTTGCGCCTCCAGCTTTTAGATACAGGTTTACTACTACCTCAGGATGCTCCCTTAATGACGCTCCTATATTTCAATATTTTAAAATAAATAGTGCGTTTGGTTCTTTTATTAAGGAAGGAAGTTTAAAGAGTCTTCACAGTAATCGAGAATATCAAGTAGGGATTGTTTATCAAGATTCCAACGCAAGACAATCGACTGTCCTTGTAAGTCAGGATAACTCTGTTCATGTGGAGTCTGTAAATAGCGTAGACCTAAACTCTCTTCAGGTAAATATACCTTCTAACATGAGGCCACCTGCGTGGGCAACTCGGTATAAGTTTATGCTTAAGCCTTCTCAAGGGCTATATGACGTAATCTACGCCAATAGAGCCTACGCAGATGATAATACAGGAATGGTTTGGGTGCAGCTTCAAGGTGAGCAGAGCAATAAAGTTACTGAGGGCTTAAGGCTTATAGTAAAAGCAGACCCTAATGGCCCCGTAAATACCAGCAGACCTGCAACCACAACCGTGTTAGAGGTGGCAAATCAGCCTGAGAATTTTCTTGACCCATCAAATACTACTGACTTCCTGCAACCTGCGGGGGTATACATGAAACTACAGCCAAACGGATGGAGTGCTGACGCTAATGCATTAGACTCGTATGATACTGGACAACTCTCATCAGCACGTCCTTCGGGAGAAGGCTACCCTTGGTTGGGAGTGCCTGTTTGGCGAACTGTGGATAATAATGTCGAAAGGGTTGCTGTAAATCAAGGTGACATAGTAAAGATGCGATTCCACTTTAAAAGGAATTATGCAAACGAAGATGGTGCGCCTTGTGGGGGAGAAAGTTGCTTGTATGAAAAGACCATAACAGCAACTCAGGATTACCCTGATTTTAAGGCTTTTTGGGAAGGAGAAGGTGTAGATGTAGGTCAAAGCGATTGTATGGCTGAAAATCAAGACGATTCAGGTGAAAATATTAATACTTACGATGCCAACTTAAGCGGTTTTGACTTTTCGCAGTTCCCCTTCTCCAGTTTTACAGCTCAGTTAGCCTCACAGATTCCTGCGCAAGCTGGTAACAACAAATACAGGTTTGTGGAGGATACGGGTAACAACTTTGCATTGTGGCTATTCCTTAAGGCAGGTACTTTAGGCTGTAGCACAGATGGAGGTAGAGACTCTGCTATATATGCAAGCATATCTATTCAAGCTTCAGCAGGAACATTTATCTTTGAAACAGTCCCTCAGAAGGTTGCTGATGGCATCTACTACGAGGGAGCTGACAACTATGCTATTACCAATGGTAACCATATGTCAGGTACTGCTGATGGAGATGTAAATCAAGTAGCAGGTACATCTGCGGGTACTGTTAACCTAAGCTTCTTTAACTGCTTTACGTTTGGTAATGGGGCTGAGAGTTTTAGAATACGAGACTCCATAACGGGAAATTACTTTACCCTTGGAAACAGGTCTGCTGGGGTGACCACTCAAGATTATGGGCAGATACGCAGGGAGGCATCAATAACTTATAGTGGACTGTACCAAGAGCAGACAGCTCTGAATAACCTGAACAACTTTAACCTTGGTCTTGCTAACTACAAAGATTGCGAGGAGTCTTACGGCCCTATTGAGGTACTGCACTCGTTCCGTGACAACCTGTTGGTATTGCAGGAGGATAGGATATCTTACATTACTATTGATAAGAACATTATCACTGCGGCAGACGGCTCAAACATTGTCACAGCAGCTCCAACCGTATTAGGGCAACAGGTTGCAAGGATTGAAGAATACGGAATATCCAACAATCCTGAGAGCTTCGCTACTTACGGTAGGGATATGTATTTCACAGACGCTAAGAGAGGTGCTGTGATAAAACTGTCAGGAGCAGTATCCGCAGGTGATAGTCTTCAGGTTATTTCAGAGGTAGGCATGAGGTCTTGGTTCAGAGACCTTTTCATAACTGCATTTAATAAGCAAAAATTAGGAGGGTACGACCCTTATATGAATGAGTATGTGTTGGCTTCTACCACCACAGACCTTCCGATTAACATACCAAGAACAAGTTGCAGGAGAAGAACTATCGGTGCGTACCTTCCACCTATAGAGTGGAACGGTCTTGCTGCGCCTACGCAGTACATTATTGACGCAGGTACTGGTATCGGTCAAATGAATATTGCCTTTACCGCGACTCACACCGTTACGGTTACAGCCACTTATAATGGAGTAAGCACCACCGTTACTAATAGCGGCAGCTTCACTGTGGTTGTTTCAAAGAATCTATCTACAGTTACAGACGTTCTTATTCAAGTAGAACCTATTGTGGTTAACCTATCTTCTGTAACAACTATGGACGCTCCTTGCCCTACGGGTTCGGAGATGAAGGTGGTGATGGTTTGCTTGACGGATGATGTGGATTCGGGAGAGACTATGGTAAATCAGTATCAGTACGAGGATACTCCATATATAAGCCCGTTGACCTCTGAGAATGTTACATTCCTATCAGGTTCTACATCAGCACCTGTTGTGTCTCAGTTCTTTGAGTCCAAT